AGCGTTATCATTTGAAGACATTGCGCTAGTAAGAGTTATCGTGTACTGGCCTGTTCCATTGTCCAACGCCGAAGCCGTGTTAAAACTATCTCTAAAAGTAGTTCCAGCACCAGAATAATTTGACCATTGTTTTGCACTACCCTCAACAACATAGTTCGTGGCGATTGACCCTGCGGTGCTGTGTTCAATCTGGTCTGCTATAATTTTTCCAGCCATTATGCGAGGTCTCCGTGTACTACTACCATCTGATGTTCTCCATCGTGTAATGCGCCAGTGTTATTTAGACAGCAATTCATAATAACATTAGAACTTGTTGATGGGCTATCGTGGCCAAAACTGTTATGGACAACGTATGAACCAGCATCGTGTACGTTATTGCCTATCTGGATGTAGTTAGCATCTCCCATACTGTTGATCATAGAGATAGTCGTGTCGCCTGTTCCGTTATCTACAATAGAAGAAGCGTTAATCGATTTTGTAATTGCCTGTGTGCCGTCCATTTCAAAATTAGCAAAAAACTTCGCCAAACCCTGCTGCAAGTTAGTGGTCGTGCTATTACCTTCACCTGTGACTACAATAGACCCAGCAGTGCTTGTGCCAGTGAGGGTATCTACTTTGATTTCGCTCATTATGCTAAATCCCCCAAAATTAAACTGCCGCCATAAGGAGTATCTGTATCTGCGCCATTTTGTTGTCTATATGACAGGCTATGCTGTGACGTAGTGATGGCTGTGGTTCCATCAGATGTATCAATACCCCCAGCAGAACCGTGATTTGAAACTGTGGCTTGCATCCTAAAAGTTAAGTTAGCGTGATAAGTATTATTAGAAAAAGAACTGGTAACGGTGATTTGCGTTCTGCCCACGCCAGAATCCGAAATTGAACTTATATTGAAACTGTCCCGAATTGCTTGCGTGCTAGTTTGGTTGATGTTCGACCACGCTTTCGCCGCTTGCTGCGCGGTCAGCGTGACAGGACTGGTGCCATCTGATCCAACGACTGTGTCAACTTTTAAAGTTCCCATTATGCCACCACCAAATTGCCGTTGACTGTCAGCGTTACGCCGGTCGCCACTGTTAAACTAAAAAACGCGCCAGCATTGTCACCAGATGCGATTGTTGTGTTCGTGTCTAATTGCTGTTCGTGAACGCGGAAAATGTCGCCCTTGCCGTTGGTCGTGTCGCCGGTCGCGCCATTTTCGCCTTGGAAATATCCAGCACCCGCCGCAGTTGATGATGATGGCGTTGCAACGTCTGTGGTTTGATTAACGTCAAATAGATCAATCCAAGCGTCATTGTCTGCATTGCGCTGTTTAAGTTTATTGGTGCTGGTATCATACCAAAGTTGAAAAGCATAGGTCGTGCTTGGCGCAGATGCCCCGCTGTTTTGCGAAACAATAGCCCCAAACGCATTATTCAAATCTGTGCGCGTTGCTGGAAAAGTCTGGTTTGCAATTACATAATCGTGCTGTGACATTTAGAACCCCGTTGCAACATAATCAAATAATCTATCAACGGCCACGTTACTGCTATTATAGAACGTGATCGTGAAACCCGTTGCTGATTTACTTGTTATACCATAATAATCGCCAGATTGCATATCCCCAACCGAAATCGACACTGCACGCAATGCTTTGAAGGCATTTGTGAACGTGACTGCCTTTGCCCCTGCACCGCTTTGGATGTCATTATCGCTTTCTGTGCGGGTTGGCAATCTAATTTCAGCCGTTAGTTCTGATATGGCTGGCGTTTCTTGACTATCAGTGCTGGTTAAATTAGCCCTAAACCGCAACGCTCTTGCAGTATATGTGCCGACCACGAATTGCCGGTAAGCTGTCCAAGATGGCGAACCAGCCGGATCGTCTTGCGTTGTGCTAACAAATAGATCAACGTCAGTTGCACCGCTGGCTGGTGTGCCGGTATGCTGCGAAAACTGCGTGAATTTTAGCGTTGCAGTGGCTTGCGCTGTAAATACTGCGCCAAGGTCGATATAATTTGCAAAATCATATGTGCCGGATGATGCCACAAAACCAGTGCCGCCACCGAATAAACCAGTCGCGTCATCAAAATTGCCAGCAACGCTATCAAACAGGTTAGTTGTATCAAGGCGCAACGTATCTTCAACAACAACGCAAGTTGTTTTAGTGCCAGTGAAGCCGGTATGTTCTGACAGGCTGTTGGATAAATTCAACCCGCTAATATCATCAACCAGAACAACGCTGCTGTCAGCATTGACACTTGGCACGCCAAACTTGTTGACCGCTGTCACAAAATATGTGCCTGTTTTGGCCGGTGTGACCACTGTGTTTGTTGGTCTTGGCACTTTCTTCACAACGGTTTGCGCGTTGTTAAATGTTGCGCCAGTGGTCAGCGGTGAATGCCGAATGATATAATGCGACAAATCTGCGTCAGTCGATGCTGTCCAGCTTAAATCTGCATTTGATCCCACCACATTTACGCTGAAATTAGTCACATCAGACGCAGCCGCAGCTTGCCCGACAATTGTGTGCGTTGTGGTTGCGAAAGCTGACTTGATGCCAAACGCGTTTATAGACCTTGCGCGGATGTCGTAAACGCCACCAGCCTTCACGTTAGTCAGCGTGAACCTTTGCCCCGCTGCAATCCCGAGCGACTTATATATTGTTTCAGTTGACAGCTTTGCTTCGACTTCAAACTGTCTTGCATAAATAGACGTTGACGCAACATCCACAATCAGAACCGAAATCGCTTGCTGGTTGAATAATTCAAGCGTGTCGGATGGTGTGATGGTTGGCGCAGGAATAGTGAAAGGGTCGGGCAGGGTGGTGTTATCTTGTGCAAAAGCCGTTTCTTCAGCCGACCAATCATAAACCGCGCTGTTTGTTTCAGTCAGTTCGCAATCAACGGTCACTTCTTTGACGCCAAAATTCAGCTTCCAACTTACTATTTCAAACACTTTTTGCGTGAAACCAAGCCGCGCATTTGTGATCATTACAGTGTCGCCAATTTGAAACTGAAACGCATTCATCTTGAATTTTGCACGCAAGCTGATTTCTTGCCGGTTCTTAAATAAAATTTGTTTTGCGATACGCTGTGCGCGTGCGGCGTTGTCGGTAAATGGCAGATCAAGGTTTAGAAGTCTGCGTTCGCCGTTGTCTTCGGTTTCAAACGTGCTGCTAGTGATCGCAGGATAGTCTGTGGCTTGATAGTCGCTGGCTGGGCTAATGAACTGCCCTTTGATAGCGTTGAAGCTGTCACGCGCCGAAATAGCAGTGGTCACGGTCAAGCCAGATGCAAGATCATCTTCATCAAGCGTCACTGTCGGCGTTACATACGCACCAGCACGCAGCGACCATTTGCCGTTGCTGTAATAAAGCGAACCGTTCAAAGCTGTCAGCATTTGCTCAAGATTGCTGCGTGGCGTGTTTTGCGTATCAACAACGCCATTAAACGTATAACGGGCTTGCGTACCGCCGCCAGATAAAGTGACGTTTTCTTCGCAGATGTTAGCCGCTGCAATAAAACTGGCATCATCTATTTCTGCTGCCGTTGCACCTAATCCATAAGTGGCATCAATCAAATAGTCGCGAATAACCAAAGCTGGGTTTTCGCTCCAAGCTGTTGTTGATGTGCGCGGATCATATATTTTTCGACCTTTGACCTTTGCGCTAATATTTGGCAAACCTTGTTCAAAAACATCAGGATCAAATTCAAGCCGCACATATAAATAGCCTTGATCTGTCAGCTTGTGATTGCTTGTCCAGCTTGTATTTGAAATTAAATTTGATGGGGTATTGCTAGCACTGCCTACCACGACCGGAAAAATAGTGGCAAGTCCATCATATTTTGATGGGCTGGTTACGTTAAATTCACCGCTAGATCCACCACCGCCTTGCGGGATTTCAAATAGCGTCAAAGCCTCATCATTGAAATATATTGTGGTAAAACTTTCTAGTTCGTGCGCTGCCAGAACAACAACCAAATTCATATATTGATCGTTGTTAGTCGCTTCAATGAAAGCAAATACGCCGCCAACGCGGGTTTCGCCATAGATCAGCTTGCGGGTGGCATTAGATGATCGCGCTGTTATCGTCTTTGATTGGTCAACGCCGCCATTGCCGCCGCCACCGATGTTTGGCTGCTTTGGCTTTGGTGCAAGTGCTTGTGATGCGGCAGTCAGTGCGAGATTAACCGCAAACGTGCCAGCAATATAAGTCATCGTGATAGCTGTGCCAGCAATATAAGCAGTGGCAGTTGATGCCGCTGTTGCAACTAATGCTGGAATAACCGCCTGTGGCATTTTACACCTTCCACGCTTTCTTTGCCGCCATTAGCGGCAGGAAAATCAAACCATCTTTGCCCATTGCGGCAACCTTATCACCGACCACCAATGATAACGCATCACCTAGCGGCGTGTCTATTAGCGCAACATCACCGCGCTGCGCTTCAAGCACCTTTATTTCGCGCAACCTAGCCCCGACACTAGCCGCAAGATCACCCGCGCCTATCTTTAGCAATGCCCTTGCTGAACCCGCTGCGGAACGATATTTGCCGATAAAATCATCAAAGCGTGACGATCCGCAAATGGCTTTTTCTGCATACAAACAAAACAAAGCGCAATCAGCCTTGCCCCATTCAAATTTTTTATGCCGCCATTCTTCGATATGATCGTTCAAGCGTGTCGGCCAATCGACTAGCCGCCCCATTTTATAGATGCCTCTTGCAACGAATTGACAAATTCAAAGCCTTTATCAGTGGCATCAAGCCCTTTCTGATCTTCGCTAGTCCAGCGGCGCAAGCGTGGCCGCTCCAAATCAATCAATCGGCTTTCGGCAGTCATTGTGACGGTGCAACTATCGCCATCTTCGGTGATGCTCATCACATCCATCCGGCCAGAAAACACTTTATAGCTGCTAACTGTGCCGCTGGTTATTGCGCCGATATAGATATTTGCAATCCGATATTGATAATTTTCCGATAAGGCTGTTGATAAGATGCTTGCGGAAATGCCATCAAGCGTCATTGAAATGCCTTTAGCACCAATCTCCGCAGTTTCTTCGATAGCAGAAACTCTGATTATTGCCCCGCCGCCGGTATAGGTATCGCCGTCAATTGTCAGATTGCCGTAACCATTCCAGACGCGCAACGTGCCACTGTCAAACTCAAGTTCAGCCGCCAGAAAGCCGGTGAAGCTGTCGGTCGAAAATTCGGATGGAACACCGCTGCGGCTCATAATGCTTCAACCGCCGCAAAACTGATTGAATAAAAACCAGCGTTATTGATTGTCCACGTTGCGTCATTGCTTGCCAGCCGGAAAACACCCTTGGCGTTGCTGACCACAACAGTCGCACCATCAGCCGGTGATGACCGCAAATCCGGCCACAAGTTCAGCGTGGCTTCGCCGCTGCCGTTTGTGCTTACATTTTCCAGCACTTTGTAAAGGCGTGCAGATGATGCACTGCCAAGCTGGATATAATCACCCGCCAAAAGATAGCCCGTGACCGATGTCGGAAGGCCGTCAATGTTTAGATTATTGCCGGTCTGACTTGCACCATTCACAACCGGCGTGCCAGCCGATGATGCCGCTGATCCGCGTGGCGTTGCACCGTTTGGATCGCCCACCAGAAACGTGCCAAACTGACCGCGCAGCCGTAAAAGAAAGCTGTTCCAATATTCGCTGTCAGAACGCTTGACGGGCGGGATGCGGATCGTTGCCGACCAACGTGCGCCAGCGTGCCGAACCGTTTGCTGTGATAGCGTAAATGGGCTTTCGGAAACAGACACAACATCAGTTGCAGTAAATTCAACGCTTGCAACGCCGGTCTGTGTCGGAAATGTAAGTGGATACGTTTCAGCCATAACTATGCCCCAAATGCGCTTGCGTATGAACCGCCGCGCCGTCTTGCTTCAAGCACCGCCGCTTTTGATGCTTCTTGTATTTGCGGCAACATACCAATCACTTCAGCACGCACTGTTTGCGATACGCCAGCCGACAAGTTGATGGTCTGGTGAACGGTAACACCGCCGCCGATTTTATCATTTGGCACAATAGTTCCCGCGCTATCCGGTACAAATAATTCTGCACCTTTTTCACCAACGACTGAAACCTTGTTTCGTGGCGGTCTGCCACCATCTGCAAAAAACCCGCCAATAAAGCTGCCAATGGTGCTGAAAATGTTACCACCAGTAGCCCCGCCCATACCGGCGGCAATTTGGCCGGTAATGTTTTTCTGTATTTGTATGCGGATCAAATCGCTAATAATTGACCGCGCCATTGACTTGAACGCATCTTTCGCGCTGGCTGTTCCCATAGTTACATCAACAAGCGCATCTTCCAGCGACTTGATGCCACGAACCGCTGCGCTTTCCATATTTCTTTGCATATCTTTTGCCGCGTCAGCCAATTCCATCAATTGCTTGCGATAGGTCTTGCTGGTTTCGTTGCCTTGTTCCATATTCCCGTTCAAAGAACCAACAGCATCCGATGTGCCTTGAACCGCTGCACGCAAATCAGAAAACAAATTGGTGCTTAATGTCCTGTTCATTCTTTGAAAATTGTCAGTAAAATTCAAAATTCTTTTACCAAGTTTTTCATCAAACAGACTGAACAAGAGGCCACCCGCTTCGGCCAGCCTCAAAATTACGCGCTGTGCTTGAGCCGCGAAGCGCACAATTGCTTTCGCTGTTTTTTCAACCAGATTAATAACGCCAATAGCTAAATCTTTGGCAAACTTTTTAATGCCGCCGGTTTGCTTAATTGCAGCCACAATCTTGTTTCGCATTAAGTCAACAATGACACGCAGTGCCGGTGCCAGTGCCGCAACCAATTGGTCACGCACGCCGCCGAACATTGTTCCAAGCTTCATCATTGCATCGTTGGTTTCTTCAACGCCCTTGACTGCGCTTGATGACAGGATGAAGCCAAGACCTTCGGCATCTTGGAACATCTGTCGCAGGGCTGTGCTGCCACCTTCTAGCGTATTTACAAACGCCACGCCTTCACTGTCAAACAGCTTAAACGCAAGCCGCACTTTATCGCCGCTGCTTTGCACGTTATCAAACGCATCAGCAAGCTTTAACATTTGCTCATCAAGTGAAAGTTTGGTCAGTTCTTTGGCGTTCAAGCCAAGTTCTTTCAGCGCATCTTTAGCTTCGCCGGTATTGTTAGCCGCCTCAGACAGTCGCCGCGTAAATCGCTGCACCGCCATATCGACTGTGCGCGTTTCAACGCCAGCTATATTGGCCGCAAATCGCAGTTTTTGCAGTGCTTGACTGGTGACACCCAGCTTTCGCGCTGTCTTGCCTAGCGTGTCGATGCTTTGCAGTGATGATTTGACCAGCAAGCCAATACCAGCCGCACCAGCAACGGCGGTCAGACCGACCTTGAAATTGAACAGTGCTTTGCGAACAAGCCCTAGTGATTGGTTTAACTTGCGGAACGTGCCGCGAGTTAGGTCTTTCGCGGTGATGGTAAAATTAAGATTTTGATTTGCCATCTTCGATCACCTTGAAATATGCGAACCATTCATTCAGTTCTGTTAGCGTCAATTCTTCAATTTCGGCTTGTGTCTTGTGAAGGCGATCCGCTAAGGCCAGCATATTCAGCCTCAACGGGTCGCCCTTTAGTTTTTTTCCGCATCCCCGACACTTTCAACATCGCCAAACATCTGCCCAGCAATATCAGCAATTAAGGCCACGCTATCACCCATCAGGTGCATCTTGTCTTCTAACGTAAACATCCGCTTGCCATCAACATCTTCAGCTTTGGTAATAATCAGATCAACCATTCCGCTGATCGTCATATTGTTTAGAAAGTCTTTGTGCTTTCTTTGCAGCTTGTCAATGTCTCCGGCGGTAATGGCTCCAGAATAAATAACCAATGGCTGACCATCTTCGCCCCACTCATCAACCCGAATGACCTTGCGGTCGCGGTTACGCCTTGCGGCGATCTGTTCTCCCAAACCCATAATTTACCCCTTAAGATACGGTTGTTTCAGTTAAGCCGCCAGTGCCTTGAAAGCTATATGTGGCGGTGTTAATGCCATCAGACGAAACGCCAAGTGAAAAGCTGGTGACAATTGCTGAACCGGTCAGCTTATGATCGCCAGATGTATTGCCTTCCATTTGCAAGTTCAAAGTGATGCTATCACCAGCGCGGCAGTTTGTTTGCGCTGTGTCAGTATCGTCAAAATAAGTTTCAACAGTACCGGTGAAATCCTTGAATGATGCTTGATATGTTTTAGCTGCGTCGCCCATCACTGTGTCTTCAATTGTGTCAGCGGTTTCATCAAGTGAAAAGCTGATCACTTCAGCCATTACGTCAGTGCCGATTAGGACTGACCCATCGTTTCCTTTAAAAGTCGCCATTGGTTAATCTCCTAAACGGCAGTTTCAACGTCATTTTCTTTGGTGCGATATTGCACCGATATTGTGAACCGACCAACGGCCACCGGCTGTTCACCGTCACCCGAAAAATCAGCTTCAAACGCAACAACCTGTGCATCTTTTGCCAGATTATTCAGCGTTACATCAGCGGCAATGGCTTCTTCAACCTCAACCGCAATTCCATCCAGCGCATTATCATAATTCGCTGTGCCAATTACATATGCTTCAACAGCAACTTCTAAAACCCGATTTACCGAACGCGCCAAAGTGATTGTATCAAATTCGGTGGCTTCGCTCTTGGTAAAAATGCAAAGCGCCGGAAGCTTTGTCTGTTCCAGCGGAAATATACGGCTGCGGAATACGTTGGTGCCGGTGGTGGTCAATCCCGTTAAAACAGTAACGATCCTGTCGCGGATTTGCTGCCTAACGTGCGCCATTATTGTTTCTCCAGAACCAGCGTGGTCATACCAGTGCCGTCATCCTGCACAATCCGCATCGTGTAGGCCACCGCATTGATCGTGATAGTATCGCCTTCGGCGGCTGTGGATACGTCTGCGGTGCGGCAAACGAACCGTGGTTGCTGTAATGCAAAGCCAACGCCCCCACCAGCGTCAACCTCGACAAAATCATTGTCAAAGATGCCATTGATAGTGCCGCCCGAATAGGTCGCTGCAACCCCAAAATCGTCAACGCCAATGAAGATGGCGCGATCATCTGCGGTTTCCACAGCCATTAGTCGGCATCCACTTCAGCGGCTTTTGCCTTTTTAGCTTTCCACAATTTTGCATAACCGCGATCAATTAGCTTGTTCGCTTCAAAATCGAGAACATCGTGATCTTCACCGGCAAGCATAATGCCGACTGATCCCGCTTGGCAGTCTTTGATTGCTGTGATTTTGATCAATCTATTTGGCATTTTTCTTTGTGTTCCGCTTTACTAGGCTGGCCGCTGATTTCTTTGTTAGGCCAATTGCCCGATCAGTGATGCCAGCTTTATCTTCAACAACTTCGACTTTGCCAGTGTTGACCAAATCGAAACCTACATTATCAGCCACTTCAACAATGTCGCCAACTTCGTGCGCCTTGCCTTGAATTAAAATATTACGTTTGCATTTAATTTTCATCATTAACCCCTATGGGAAAAGCAGGGCGACCGGAGCCGCCCCGCTAGTTT